GTTAGTAGCACCAACAGTGTTGCGCAACGCCTGAGCCAATAAGCCCTGCGACTTAGCATCCTCAGCAGCGGCCTTACCAGCAGCCTTTAACTGTGCAGTAATCGCACCAATGCTCAGACCAACACCAACAGCACCCAAAGCCGTTTTCAGCGACTTGCCCAGTTTGCCAAACTCAGCCTGAGTCTTCTTGATGCCCGAATTGTCGAGAACCGTTTTTAGCGGAATAAAAATAGAACCAGCCATCACAACCCCTTCTGGTTTATACGGTCATACGCCTGGCGCAAAACCTGTTCAATAGCGACACGCACCGCATCGCGCGACCTCTCAGCAGCAGGCCAAGCCATACGCGAAGCACCCGACCCCAAAGCCCTGTTCAACGACTCAATAAACTTCGCACCCTTAGCAGGCGAAGCATTGCGGCGTTTCTCACTAGCCGAAGCGTTATCGTTCCTGCGACCCTCACCAACAAACCTGCCCGAACGACCAGCCATGTCAGCCAACACGGTTGCCGGTGACGAAACCTTGACACGCACAAGCGAAGTGGTCAAAGACTTGCCACCAGCGGAAGTCCTGAACTGAATAAGGGTCTTATTAGCTGGCACACCAACACCCCAACCCAAACGCCCACGATCCTTACCCATACCCGACAACGGCGCAATGCTAGGGATGTTCGATTTGATGTCAGACTCCAACGGCCTAGCAATACGCTTCACATCACGCACCAGTTCCGTGCGCAAACGCGGCTCAATGGCCTTCAAACGCTTTTGCAGCTCACGAATGTCCTGCACACTAAAATCGCCTGCCCCAACCCCCGAACGCCCAACACCGCCGCTGAACTTAGCGATTATGAGTTTTAGTGGTTCGGCCATAGGGTCAATTCTACCGCCCCGTTATCAAACCGTTATCTAAAAACCCTGCCGATGAACTTGCCAACAGCCAGGCAAACGCTTATCTTTGAACCGCTGGCCAACAAACAGCACAAAGGGTAATCATGGGAATCTTCAAAGAAGCACACACCGCCTACCAGGATGTTGTCGAACGCACCGCAGACATCATGCAATCTGGCAGCAAGTTCAATCCCACCGGTGAAGACGAAATCTGGTCAGCCATCGGTCACCTAGACTATGACCTCGCGGATCAGCTCACAGATGTTTTCTACTACGAAGCAGCACTTGTTTGCATTGAGCGTGGCAACCTGCCACTAGACAATCCAGCTTGGCAAGCACTCGTGGTGCGTTTGGCATACAACGCCATAACCGATGCAGACAACTTTGCCTACATCATCGAACACTCACGATTCAGCGCAGGAGACATACAGCGGATGTTAGACCTCGCCGCAGGCGCAGTGCTACAACACCCGAACTTTCAACTCACAGGCTTCCAGCACATTTCCCCCAAATAGTCGCTGGATAAAAGAAACCACCTGTCACAAAAGGCAGGTGGTTTTCTTTATCTCTGTTGCGCCCGATGAATCAAATACCGTTGCAAAGTAAACAACATCCGAGGCGATTCTTGCATTAGCAGGCTTGGTGCAATACCTGTTTCAACAGCAAGGCCGGCGATGAGCCAATGAGCAGACTCATCGCCAAGCCCAACTATTTTGGGTCGGATTCACTCGCAGAAACCGCAGAAACCGTTTCAATAAAATCCTCAAAGCTCTTATCAGTCTGCTTAGTGCGACTCAACGAAGCCCAAGCCAAAAACACAATGTGTGTCAGTTTCTCAGACTTAGCCAAAGTGGCCACAGACAAATTGAACTTCTCTTCAAATTTCAGCATGTCAGGCATGATCACCGGAATCGGGTCAATGGTTCTGCCATCCAAAAATTCTGCGCGTAGATTGAGTTTCATTTGGTTTCCTTTTTAGTTGTAGTAAAAATTAGGCTGTTGCGCGAGTAACAGTGCCGCTTGTTGGCCAGGTGACCGAAAGGGTCGCTAGATCGCCAACGGTTGAAGCAAACGGCTGGTATTGCGACACCAAGCAAACAGCAGTGTAAATCGGGTTAGTTGCCGAAGTTGCTGAGCTGGTTGGTGTGATGGTCACAGTCGCGTTGGTGTTCAGCAAAGGCCACAACACAGCATCAACCGAACCAGCACCGAAGTCCTGGTAAAAGTTTAGGGTTAGTGAACCTGAGCGAAGGCCGCCAGTAACAGTCTTCCACTGACCACCGAAAGTGGTTGTGTCAACTTCGTCAGCCTGGATGGTTAGATCAACTGATTGCAGCGAGTCGCTGAAATTAGTTCCGTTGACCGTAATCTTGTGGTCTGTTGCCACGAATTTTGGCATTGAATCTCCTTGTTAGTCTGCCTGCACAACTAAGTCAAACTCAGCTGCCAGATATGTGTTATCTCCGAGTGAAATTGAGCCGTAGTTTCTCATCCCAGACACTATGCAATCAAATGCTTTATTGCCGAGTGTCTTGTCTAATTCTACTGCCCTGAGAATACTAGAAGAACCCGTTGGCGAACAGTAAGCATCCAACGAGTTCTGTGCCGTTCTCTCACTAGCCAAACCAACAACCAAAGTCACCGTGAAGTTGTATGTTGACAGGCCGTTCTTGAACGCTTTGTGATAGTCAACCGATGCCGGTGCAATAATCGCAAACGGTGGATTCACATTCGCAGGGATAGTCGAACCTGTGCGCAGACCTGTGATGGTTGCCAGGTTGTTTGCGATGCCTTGTCGCAGATCACTAATCTGTGCCATTACGCCAAGAACCTTGCCAGGCGATACGGCTCAACAAGCTGCTGAACATCAGGGTCAAGTCTTGTGCCAACGCGAATGTAGCCGAGGTCTGGTGCAGACAACACACCCAACGGCGAGTCAAGGCGTTTGAAGATTCGGCTGGCCTGAATAATGGTGGCCTGCTTGATAGCCACAGGTGCAGCAGACCAACCCCAAGTGCCAGTCACACGCACACTGGCCTCACCAATGTTTGTGCCAAACACATAATCGCCAACAGCCCTGATCCGTGTCGCAGGCCAACCAGTCAAACCGTCAGCCCTGCCGTTCAAAGGTTCAAGCTGGTAATCGGTGCTGTTCCAAGTCTGGTCAAACACGCCATCCAAGTCGGCAGACACCACAAGGCTGCTCAACGAAATCAAGTCATCAATCTCGCAAACAATGGTGTCTTCTGGTGTGAAGAATCGGGTGGCTGTGCCGTTCGGGTAAAAGTTGCGACCAGCGAAACCATCGACCAGGCGCGAAGCCGACTCAATAGCCGTTTCCAGCAAACTGTCATCAATGTTGTCTGTTATTCGCAACGCCGCTTTGACATCAGCCAAAGTCGCATAACCGTTAGTAATCGCCACAGAAACTCCTAAAATCTATGCTTCTAGTTTAGCCGTTAGTCAGCCTTGCCTTTATAGCAGTCGTGCTTATCCCATCCGTGTAAGGCAGATACACCAAACCGATGCCGCGCTCATCCAACCAATCCTGGTCAAAACCCATCTGATAGTAATAATCACGCCGCGCCCAATCGCTACCGACCACAACATAGTCAGGTCGCACCTGCTCAATGGTCGGCTTAGAATCAGCACCACCCATGTTCGGCACAACAGCTGCCACCCACTTACAACCCAACAAGGTTGCTTCGCGTTCACGGTAAGTCATCACCGGTGCTTTGCCCTTGTATTCCACAATGAACTCATCGGTGTTCAACGACACCACCACATCACCGATCTCGTGGCAGCGTTCCAAGAACGCGATATGCCCTGGATGTAGCAGGTCGAATGTGCCGCCAGTGTAAACGGTTGGTCGTTTCAATCCCATCGATTTGCCCTTCTTGTTTGCAATGTCCACGCATTTGCCGTTATACGGCCTTGTGCGGCGTTCTCAGCCCACAAACTTTGATTCCTGCTGTATGACACCGAGTTCACATTTTGGAAGCCGCTATGAAGCGTAGAACTGTTATCGTGACCCATTTTGCAGGCAATAGTTTTCTTTGCTACGGCAGCCAAATCAACGCGGCGTTCCAAATCGTTATCGTCAAAATACAGCGGATAAAAGTTCTCATCATAAAGCCCAACCTTCTCAACCATTCCCTCACCAAACACCACACCCGACCACTGCGGCACAATGTCCAAGAAGTTCAACGCCTGCGTGTCAACCTGATCGGGGATGTTCGCCATCTGCCCAGGCTCAAACCAAGCATCATCGTTCACCAGCACCCAGTAAGGCGCATAGGGTGTGGCCTTCACAATCAGATTCCAAGCACCCACCAAGCCAAGCCCGAACGGAACTTCGATGTGCCACAGGTTCTTGACCAGCTCAGGCTTTGTCGGTTGCCAGGTCTTAGTTCCCGAATTGTTGACCACCACCAAATGCTCAACAGGGTAATCAATGCTGGAAAGAAGCCGGTCAGCCAGGTCAAATCGTTTCAGAGTGCAAAACCCCAAAACAGGAATCATCGCAAAATCTTCTTCAACACCGGCAACCAGTATTCGCGCCAAACCTTCTCAGCACCAAAACCCTCAGCAAAATCAATCGCCTTCTGCGACTTGCCACGCGGCCTATCATAAGCAGCTTGCAACGCCGCCACAGTCTGCGGAATGTTCGGCACACTAAACCAAGACTTCTGCGCCTCATCCCACAGCGGCTGACACTCAATCAGCCAACCATCGCCACACAACTCCGTGCTGGCACAAATGTCCGACACGATAACCGGTGTGCCACAAGCCTGCGCCTCAACCGTGCCAACCCCAAAACCTTCCCCATAACTGATGCCCAGGTAAACATCCATGGCTGTATAAAACGCAGCCAAGTGTTCCTGCGAATAGCCGTAACGGTAAGACACCTGATCGCAGAACACAACCTGACTGCGTTGCAAACCACAGCTGGTCAACAACTGGTCTAACTTCCAACCACCGAAACTGCCGAACATATCGGTATGCAAATACAGCACAGCATCAGGCTTATCCTTCGCAAAGATTGAGAACGCCAAAAACGCCTCAGCCACAGCCTTCCTATGAATCGCACCCGAAGCCTTATTCGCAAAGTTCATGCCCACAATGAAGTTGTCATCCGTCAGCCCCATGTAATCGCGCACAGGCTGATTATCAACATAGAAGGTCGGCTTGAACACCGGCTCAACAGCGTGAGGCACAAACTCAGCCTCAACACCATACTTAGCCAACTGCGCCTGACCCCAACGACTCATCGCAATCGGTGTCACATTAGGCCGTTTGCACCACTCCAACACCAAAGGCGGAATCGGGTTGTGGTCAATCGGTGTCCACGATGCAATGTTTAGATCGGCATACTTATCGCCACGCAAAATCCAAACATCGTAAAGAGTCACCAAAACATTTGGCAATTTGCCCTTCTTCTTTTCTACGGCGGCCACATGATGCAAATGATTCAGCGGCGTAACATCCTGCGAATACGGTTCAGCACCACGCGCATACTCAGGCACAACACCGTGGTCACTCTGCCAAGTGCCGTTCACACCTTCGCGGCCATAGTTGCTCAACACAGCAACATCTAAACCGTCACGGATCATTCGATTCAGCACCTGGTTCGACTGCATACCGTAACCAGTCGTAGCCGTTGGCGAATTACTAAACCACGAAACAATGCCGCGCAAACTACCCTTAGCCGGATTGCCAGACTTCTTCATTTTTATTCCTGTCGTAGAAGGTGCTAACAGAATACAACAGGCAAAGGAAAACCCCCAGAGTCTACGCGCTCTGAGGGTATTCCAGTTTAGAACTTCGAGATTAGCTTGCGCCACCCTTGAAGAATCCAATGTGTGATGCGTGGGTTAGTCCACCATCGACACGGATGAGGCCACGGTAAGCCGTGACATCGGTGTTGAACGCGAAGTCGGTTGACGATGCAACCTGAACGCCGCCAGCAACACGAGCCTTGAACGATGGAAGGTGTCCGAATAGAACAGACTTCGCACCAGTAGCAACAGCAGGAACAGCAGGGTTCTCGTAGACCGAGTAACCAAGCAACTGTGCAGGCTGACCGTTTACTGCGTTGTCTAGCCAGATGTAGTTACCTGCGCCATCCTTCAGCTTACGAGCAGCAGCAATACCGCTCTTAGCCATCATGAAGCCGAGGCCTGGTAGAACGCGCGCGCCATCTGCGATGCCGTAAACGAGGTCAATCAGGTTCTCGTAAGTGAAACTTCCGCTCGTTCCAGTCCCTCCGGTAACAACTGAACCAGCAGCAGCAACCAACTTGTCGGTTAGTGCAGTGTTAGTCTGCACACCGAGGCTAGTTCCTAGCTGCTGTGCAATGTAACCGGTGATGTTGAAACCAGCATCGGTCACCAACTCGTTAGCCAAGTTCACGATCGCACCATACTTGACTGCGCCAAGAGTGATTGATGAGAAGGTTGGGTTTGACTCTGAGATAGTTCCAGCAGCTGCAACTGAACCAGAAGTGCTGATTGCAGTAACGGTTGGCAAGATTAGGTTCTCACCTGATGCAGTGTTGAAGACCTCTGAGGTGGTTAGGATCGGCCCGACTAGGGTTGCAATCTGAAACACCTGGTCATAAAAACTCGTGGGCACAGTCGCAGACGAAGGGGTGAGTGGAGCGCGGGTTTCACGCATGAACTCGTGTGAGCGAACTTCGCCACGAGCAATCGAACGCAAAACATCAGCCTCAGAAGAAGCAGGTGCAACTTCTGGTGCAAACGAACCAGCAGACTCAGCGGCCTCAGCTGAACGCTGTGCAACCTTCTGAGCAGTAGCAATAGCAGCATCGCGCTGAGCAATGTCAGCTTCGATACGGTCAATCTTTTGTGAGTCCTCAGCAGTAAGTCCGCCACGCTTCTCAGCGTCATCCAAAACCTCACGCATTTGTGCGATTAGGTTGTTGCGAACTTCAGCCTGACCCTTGATGAAA